ACTTGCAAATCGATAGGTTTAATCGTATCTTGCATTTGAGATCCTTGTTTTTTGTATTCTATTGCGTGGAAACAAGAGAAATACTAAAAAACAAGGATCTCTTCAAGTAAAAAATTAGTTATTTCAGCATGTTTGTTCTAATTTTGAAAGCAAAATAAACTCCGAAAGTCGAGTAACAGAACAGGACAATACCGCAATGTGGAGTAAAGAGCCTCCTGCATATCCTGTAATAGATACTGTTTGCCTTCGGCCTCTGTTATAGGAGGATGATCTTGGTGGCACCGATGACCATAACCGATAGTCCAACATCCACCCGGACATATATAAGGATATGCTTTGCCCTCGGGATCGTCTTCATGGACATGATGAAATCCCTCGAAACTCATGGCCAGCTCCAATGCTTGATGAGGCATTTTCATTGTCCGCCTCCCAACAATTTAAGTTTGAGTGCTATGCCTGCGATGAGTGATGCCAGGATCGCAGTGGTGATGATACGCACAATTGTCTGGCAGGCAGTACGCCGGGCAATCCGCAAGGCATCAATGAGACCTCGCAGAGTACGGATATCTTCTGCTGCGTCGTTGCCCTCAAGACCGACATCTGCCAGTGCCCGCCTGGCTCCTCTTTGTGCGGCATCGTCTAGAAGCGTCTCCAGTTGATCCTTTGAAAACGATAGACATTCATTGGTTTCAATCATTTATTCCTCCAACGGCAATTCCGCCTCAATTGATGTTATAAAACCGGAATCTCCCAGTTGGTGCTTTACACTTTTAATGACCCATACCGCAGGGATTCCAGGCCGGAAGTCGATAGCCAGTTTACACTCAGCAGCAATACGTGGGTTTCCGGACAGTGAGAGACTGAGCTCAGATTGCCCTCTATCTCCGGTGTTCTTCCGGCTCTTCGCAGCTTCCAATGCTTCCTGCTTAGAGGCATGGACAAAGCGAATCGTTGCGTAGGGAGCTTTGCCCACCGTCACTTCCCGACGCTCGCCTTTTTCAAAATCCCACCAGTATGCCTTGGTCCCTCCAGACGATCGTGGGACATTTTCTTTTTGCTCTCCGCTGCCTTCTGTTTTACGAGCCGAATGCTGATAGCTCCAGCGGGAGACATCGGATTCTTTCAGGGAAATGATCGGCAGTGTCTTGCCGGAGACACTCTTGGCCTGACCTCGCAGGGCAAAGACCAGCCTGCCAGCTGCGGGTTTAGCCACCGCATCATGTTGACCGGCCAGACGGGTGAGAAACGACATGTCACTTTCCTCTGTCTGGTCCAGGTGCGGGATAGGTTTTGCAGCCAACACCGGATTCATTGCGGGTTCATAGCCATGCTCGAGTGCGATGGTAGTAACAATCGCCCCGAGGGTTGTTTCATCCCAGGACCTGGTCTTGGGGGATCTAAAACTCGTGGCCATGTTGGCGGCCTTGCCGGATACGATGAGCGTTGCCGGTGGAAAAGATATCTCAATCTCATCCACCACATAGCTGCCCATATAAATCAGGCTGGTTTCCTTATATCCAAGAGATATCTCCAAACAGGTACCCACACGAGGCAACTCAGCTATCGCGCCAGTATCCCTTCGCCGATCATCAAGGGTGATACGCACCGTATCTGATTCAATGCCAGCCTCGTCAGTGATCTGCAGTTCCAAAAGACGATCCCTGATCGCGCTTGTGATCTCCACGCTGTCCGCTACAATCCGAAAGTCTGGAATCATGACCACAACCTGATGATATCATCTACCCGAGGGAGCTCGATGTCCGGAAGATTCACCGCCAGCCCAGCGGTTAAATAGGGTGGCAGGTACGCCAAGTGCGGATTGGCCTTCAAGACCTCCGGCACGACATCTTCTCTGCCATAATGCCGGTAGCAAATCAGATCGAGAGTTTCGTTATCCTTGGCGATTACCTGTTGCATGGTCATCTCCATAAGCCTTGAGCTTGATTTTGAATCCTATTTTGCGAGGCTGCCCATTGTCGGCAAAGACAGTGCGAGTATCCCCGACCTCCACAATAGCCCACTTGCCCCAAATCCTGCCCAATCCATCCACGAGTATTTGCGATTTTCCTGTTCCAGCAATGGATCGCAGTTTTTGCAGCACATCCAGGCCACCCGCAAATTGCGGATACATCATGCCGTCCAGGTCGATAATACTGACATCTTGACCGACGTATTGCAGGGCAGGTTCTCTTCCAATGCGAGCCTGCTCCGGCCATCGCCATGAGTTTTTTAGTGCATATTGGTTGTATGCTGCAGTTGCGATTTCAAAGCGAAAATTCCCAAGAGCCATCATGATTCGTTCAGCCATTGTTTACCTCAATCGTACATAGCAGAGGTTGTGTTTCTGGATCCTCGGGACTCTCCTGCAAGTCTTCTGAGGCGGGCTTCAATTATCGCAGCGATATCCTGACCGTCTTGCCCGGGAGGTACGTTGACAGTTATGGGAGCGTTGACTGTGGTGGCAGCAGACGAGCTCTGCGTGTTGACATGTTGGGCAGTCACCGGAGCGGGAACAAGTGTGCTGCTCTTAGTCACTCCACCTGATGCCACTGATACTCCAGGAGAGGGTTTTGCCTCTTCATTGTCACTGCCAAACCATGAACCGAACCAGCTCCCGACCTTTTTCCCGATGTCGAAAACCCAGGAAACCTTGTCTGAGATCCAGGCAATGGACCGCTCAAACACCTGCGTGATGCCAGCCCAAAGATTGCTGAAAAAATCAGCCACCGGCTGCCATCCTGCGCTGATCATTTCCAACGGTGAGAATGAAGCCAGTGCCTGGAACCCTCCGATCACCCCGCCAACCACAGTGCCAACAATTCGAAGCGGTGCAGTCAGCAAGCTAAATGCGCCTGCCAGCACGGTACCTATAATATGGCCCAGGTCCTGACCGGAGGAATGCAACGAATCAAACTCATCCTTGGTCAAAGAGATAGGAGCCAGCAGCTCTGCAAACCAGCCAATAATCCCGCCAATTGCATCGCCGATAAATCCCAGGACACTACCTATGGCTCGCCCAATAGGAGCAAGAGGTTCAAGGGCGGAGGTAACGCCCTCAATAACCGGAACAAATGCAGCAGAAATACCGTCCCATACTCCACCAAGATATGCGGCTATCGGGTCCCAATATTTATGAATTACAACTGCAAGTCCTGCTACTGCCATACCGATTCCTGCCACAATCCATGTGATTGGATTGGCCAGCAAAGCCACGGTGGTTGCACCGATGGCAGGAAGCATGGACCAAAACCCCAGGGCCACGGTTCGAAGAGAGGTAACCATCCCTGCAGCCTGCGTCTTGAATCCTGCCCATTTGGCACCAAGCAATGAGGTCGCGTTTCCACTAGCCAAAGTGCTTACGCGCATCAGAGCCATTTCCGAGCGCACCATTCTAAAAATAGTATTCATGCGCAAGAAAGGTGTTTTAAGCACAGCCCAGGCAAACCCCAGCCCGGAAGCTGCTAGGGACAATGCGAGAACGGAACCGATACCTCCGAAGAGCACCTTGGATAATAAGGGAAACTGCTGGACCAATTCGCTGGCTTTGTTGGCCAGACCGGTCAATGATTCAGCTCCGGAACGCACCGAAGGAGCCAGGACGTTCCCGATGGATATTGCCAGGTCAGACATGGCGCTTCCAAGGACAGTCAATGCGCCCTTGGTGTTGTCCAGCATCTTTTTGGATACCAGTTTCGAGTATCCCTGACTGTTTTGGTTTTGAAAAAGGCGCTGCTGCAGCTTGGATTCAGCCTCCCCCTTTGCTTTGCCCAAAGAAGACAGGACCGCCAAAAATCCGGACACGGCATGTTTCCCGGCAATTGCAGATGCAGCAGCCAGTTTGTCTCCCTTGGACATATTTTGCATCTTGGCGTTGACTTCCGTCAGGATGTCCATCCAGTTGCGCATATTGCCTTGTTCGTCCTGCACGCTGATGCCCATGCGCTTGATTTGCTCTGCCCCACCGCCAAGGTCACCATTGGCCATGAGCTCTCGCATCTGACTTGCGCTGATGCCCATCTGATCCATGGCCTTCTGACCAGCCTTGGCCGGATCAATCATACGCAAAAACATACTGCGCATTGCCGTACCCGCCATGCTCCCCTGGATACCGGCGTCTCCCATGACTCCGGCCATGGCAGCGACCATTTCAATGCTGGCACCTGCCTGTGAAGCAACCGGAGCAACATATTTCAGGGTATCGCCCAGGCTCTCCAATGTGGTGTTGGAAGAGGTGAAGGTCTTTGTCAGTACATCTCCAACACGCGCCGTTTGATCTGCTTTCAATCCAAACCCGGTCAGAGCATTGGAAACGATATCAGACGCCCGTCCCAGATCAGCTCCTGCAGCAGCGGCCACGGTCAATACTCCGCCGATAGCCTGAACCTGCTGGGTGGCATTAAATCCGGCCATGGCCAGATATTCCATCCCTTGCCCGGCTTCCACCGCAGTATATTTAGTGGCTCGGCCCTGTTTCCTTGCTTCTGCGGTCAGTGCAACCAGCTGCTCTTTGGTGGCGCTGGATACTGCTCCCACCCGAGACATCTGGGCTTCAAAGTTCATGGCCTCCCGCACGGGAGCGGCTAAAGACATGCCAACAGCGGCTGTGGACATGAAATTGCCCATGTGCTCTTGACGTTTATCTCTATTGGCCGATTCAGCATTTCGTGCCTTGTTCAAGGCATCGGTACGGGTTTTGAGCATGGCCATGGTCTTGCCAAGGCGCTGTTGCTCCTGGTTCAGCTTCTGGGTATCAATCCCGGCCTGCTTCATCTCCACCGAGAGCTGAGATATAGAGTTTTTGGCTTCCTTGAACTTGGTCTTTGCCTGCCCGGCTTGCTTTGCAGCCCTTTCAAGTTCACGCGACAAACGAGACTCTGCTTTGCCCTGCTGTACCGCCAATCGTTCCCTGGCAGTAGCTAGAGATTTTTCAATCTGGGCACGCTTGGCTGCAGAACGCTTTGTGCCGTCAACCATCTTGGCTTCAAGATCGGCCACTCGCTTGGTTGCGGCCTCCAATCCTTTGGTGGAATACGTCCCACTACTCTTACTGGACTCCAGAGCCTTGACCTTGTTCTGAGCCTCCTGCCATGCCTTCCCCGTCTGAGCCGCCTGCGTACGTAAACTCTGCAACCGTTTAATCCCGGCAGACTTGGCATCAATGCCACGCATGGCACTTCCAAGACGGCCCAATTGGGATTCGGCTCCACGGACTGCTGAGCCCAAGGAAGATGCAATGCTTCCTCCAATGGCGATGGAAAGTGGATAGGTCGTAGCCATATTGTGTTACCTATTCGTTTGCGCAGTCAGTCAACACAACAGCGCTGATGTATTTGTATGCACGACGAAGACGCAGCCAAAGAAGAAACTTATTATCTGTCTTCTGCTGAATCAGGCTGATCAAGTTTTTAGCCAGCAGGCTGTCGGCATCCCGTTCATCTTGAAGAGACTCCACTTCGCCATACATCCAATCATGCACCCGACATGCTGGAGAGATGTCCAGCCACCAGATAGAATCCGGGACCAACCTTCCCTCGAGTCCGTCACGGCCACAGCCGTTGGTCACAAGCATGATTTCTTCAAAGTCGGCCTCTGCCATGGACCTTGGGCAATCCAGAATACATTTCCATTCGGGGAAATACTTACGTACCGTGGTTTTCATTTTGTAAGACCTCGTAAAAATTCCAGCAGTTCCTTGAGGCTGGCCTCCTGTTTGTTCAGCTCGACGCCCACTGTCCCATTCATATCTCGCAATATCCGCAGGCCGGAAATATTCTGACATCCAAGCCTGGAATATCTGACTTCCATGTCGTCTTTATGCACGCTGATAGAACTGCATGCGCAAAGGAGGAACATGGAGCACATCAATAAAATACATGCTCGCATTTGAGCTCTCCTCGCTAGTATCTAGGGGCATTATTATTGAGCAAAAAAAAAAGGCCGGAATTCAATTCCGACCCATGACCATTTTCCTGATGCCAAGAAAATGGTGTCTATCCCTCAGGACGAGAAAGACGCCGAGCATGGCCCAGCGCCTCAACAAATTCGTCCGTTTCAAGTGCCAATATTTCAGACCGCGACCAATGGGTGTAAAGTGCCAGTTCAACCACCAATGCCACGACATCCGGAGGGTTCAAGACAAAAAACCAGTCAGCTCCTTTTGGACTTTCCTATAGTCCTGCATGTCCAGCTTCATGATTGCATCCGGCGATAACTCCGAGAGATTTGCAATCAACCGGATTTCACGCTCGGCATCGCTTTCTGCTGATTTCTGCGCCGCAAGGTTGTCACCTACGGTTGGACGACGAAGAGCAACGTCGGAAATGGGAAGTCCTTCATGCTCGACGGGATAGCTGAGTTTTATAGTACGGGCTTTGGACATAGCTTCTCCTCGGGATTCAGTTTGAATCCTCTTTTTCATTTTTTTTCAGGCAGGAAGAATCGACTTGCATTCTTTTTTTTCATGTCTTATTTTAAGTTAGGCGTTAAATTGAAATAACAACAATTCTTATTTTAACTTTTGGGGAGTCCTATGAAACGCGAGCTTCAAGGAAAATATGTAACCATATCTACGGTCGGAGAAAGGACTCAAGCCTTTGTACCTGCACCACTTCCTCCCCACCCTCCCATCAACTGGACTCCGAAATTACGCGATAAATTTGACCAAGCACTTTTGGAACTTGGGCGACTCGACAGCGTATCAACCTTGCTTCCAGATACATCTTTGTTTCTTTATATGTATATCCGCAAAGAAGCAGTCCTCTCTTCCATGATAGAGGGAACTCAATCGTCCCTTTCAGACCTCTTGTTGTTCGAGTTGGATCAAGAGCCTGGCGTCCCTCTAGATGATGTCCGGGAAGTCAGCAATTATGTCGCAGCACTCGACCATGGTCTTCGCCGATTAGAAAAAGGATTCCCCCTCTCCTTGCGTTTGTTTCGTGAAATCCACAGTATTTTGCTGACCAAAGGGCGAGGAAGCAATCAGACCCCAGGGGAATTTCGCCGTACTCAAAACTGGATAGGGGGAACCCGACCAGGAAACGCAGCCTTCGTGCCTCCTCCTGCTGAAAAGGTTCTTGAATGCATGGGGCAGCTTGAACTTTTCCTTCATGATCAACCCGAGCCAACGTCAGTGCTCCTCAAAGCAGCTCTTGCTCATATTCAGTTTGAGACAATCCATCCATTTCTGGATGGCAACGGGCGTTTGGGACGTTTGCTGATCACACTGCTACTTTGTGAACAAAAAGTTTTAAACAAACCGATGCTTTACCTCAGTCTTTATTTCAAAACCCACCGCCAGTACTATTACGAATTGCTCAACAATGTTCGTATGACTGGGGACTGGGAAGCCTGGCTAGATTTTTTTGCCGAAGCAATCATTACTACTGCCACGCAGGCTGTTGGGACAGCTCAACAACTTCTCGAGCTTTCGAAACAGGATCAGAATAAAATCAAGGGACTCGGACGAGCAGGGATCAGCGTTCTGCAAGTCCATAGAGCATTGATGGAAAGACCGATCACGACATCAGGCTGGTTAGTAAAAAAAACAAGTCTTTCTCCCGCCACAGTCAACAAGGCTTTCGGATTTCTCGAACAACTCGGCATTGTGCATGAGATTACATCCCAAAAACGTAATCGTCTTTTTAGCTACGTCGAGTACATAAAACTTATAAGCCATGGAACAGAATTACCGGAAGACTGATACAGTAACTTTAGGAATCCGTGATGCATACAATTCAACTTCGACAATGGGACTCCGCTGAACATTTGAAGACTGACGAAGATATAACCCGTTACCAGGAACTGCGCATGAAAAAAGCTGGTGACGCCGCCTTTATTGCCAAGGCACTCGAAAACATTGCTCGGGCCATGGCCATATCCGCGCTGGGCCTCCGACTGGAAGCCGAAGCAGCGCAGACATGATTTTTACATCCCGAGTGCAGACCGGATAGCTTCCATCTGATCCAGTCCACCGATTTTACGCACCAGATTCTCTGCATCAATTTCGACAAGTTCCTCGCCGTCAATGGACAGCTTGTAATAATTGGCAGACACGGTGATTTTGATATTGCTCTTGTCGCTGGGCTTCCAGTTGGATGGCTCCATGGAAGACCAACCACCACGCAGATTGACCACTACAGGGACAGCGTCGTTGCCTTGCGCCTGGATTGCACCCCGCAGGGTGATGGCCACGCTCTTGGAGTCCAGCAAACCAAAAAGCTTGAATAGTTCCGGATCGTAGTCAGAGATGGTCAGCTCAGCACTCAGTTTTTCCATGCCCAAGTCAATATCCGTGGGTATGTCCATACCTCCCGCCCGGTGCTCTTCGGTTTTGAGAGTGAGCTTGGGCAGCTGTATCTCATCAATGCGTCCTGCATAGCCACGCCCATCCACAAACAGATTCATGTTTTTAAGAACTCGAGGCATTTGGATCATTCGAATATCTCCTCAATGTAGTCGTTCACCAGATGGGACTGAAAGACGATGTGCTCAGCCGGATACGGTGGTGTGAAATCAAAATTGAAATAGATCTTACCGTCAGCAACGCTTAAAGGCGTATTGAGCCCCGGATCTGGCCAACAACGCCCACCCAGGATTGCGCCCAGAGCTTTGAGGTGACGCAGATATGCGTTGACCCCTTCGGTCACATCTTCGACATACGTCTTAGTGATATTGCGATCCACTGCCCACAGATGAGCCTGCAGCAAGGATTCGTTGATCATGTCCGCAGTTCGCCTTACGGACAAAAATGCCCATTTCGGATCACTTGCGCAGGTCCGGTTTCCCCACAGCCGATATCCCTCCTCGTGAATAATGGTGGCCACCTCGTTTTCATTGAGATAGTTGGCCCTGGCATTGGGATCACCCAGCGTAAAATCCACTGCCCGATGAGTCCCCAGGATGCCATTGAGGGTCTGGTTGGAAGGAGACCACCAGAAACCGCGATCGTTATCGATCTTGGCAAGCAGCCCGGCCACGCGAGGAGATGCATATTCAGAAACAATGCTGGTATCGCGCATGACCTTTACCCAAGGATCAACCACATAAATTCGAGGGCTGCCCCAGTCCTCCCGGTAGCTGATGGCATCGGCATCGTTGGTGTTGGGGCCATCGGCAATAATTACGCCACGCAATCGTTCTGCAACTCCCTGCAGCTCGGCCACCACAGGATTTGCCAGATGCTTGGTTTCGTCGTCAGGATTGACAGGCCGCTGATGGGTGAACCCTGGTGCGATCAGAATCCGAGGCGTGACCTTGGCCACGGACTGAGAGGCAAGGAATGCCTGCACACCCAGATAGGCACCGGTTTCACTATCAACGCCACCAATGATGCTAGACATCGTTTCATTATCGTTTGCCCCTTCAACCACACGTACAACCACAATCATGGCTCCAGCCTGGTCGAAAATTGCGTCAATGGCACCTGGCAAGGTTCCAGTGCTTCCGAGCTTTGCAGCCTCCAGACGGGAGCCAGCAATCAGGACCGGGGTATCCATCGGAAAAACACTTTCATCGGCGTCAGGTGCAGTACCGATGATTCCGATGACCGAGGAACGAACAGTGCGAATGGGACGAGGTCCGTTGTCAATTTCTACAACTTCGACGCCGTGCAAAAAGAGATCTGGCATAAAACGATCCTCCAAAAAAAAGCCGCCAATTGGCGGATTAAAAAAAGAGCTGCGTAAAAAAGCCTGTTATGACTCTTCAGGCCATCCCTGCGAGATATCGTAACCGGACAACCCCGAATAATCCTGCGCCTCAACCAGTGCCTTGATGGCGTCCTTATGTGCCCAAGCCGCTGCATAGTGATCAGAAACCCATACCATGACTGACTGCGCCATCGCCAAAGCCTCTGATCCGGTGAGCTGGTGAGTTACATCTTCCTGATCACGAAAATCAATCAAGGTATCCGAGTCTTCAGCCGCAACAAGCATCATCGCTGACGTTCCAACGGCATTGACGTTAATGATATCCCTTGCATCTCGAAGCTGCACGATGCCCTCGCCATCCGGGAAGCTGTGCGGTTTGCCCTGAACAATGCGACGACTGCGTTCACCATCTATTCTTTCGTGCAGTTGCCGAACAAGACGCATGATTCCTTTCTGTTGTGCCTCTGTCTGAATAGAGACTTTCATGGCCGGAGCTGTCACCTCTTTCCAGCCGTTCCCAACCCACACCAAAATGCTGTCATCGTCATGCTTGGGAGGAGCTGTAAACGTAAACCCTGCCGGAGCAGGTGAGCCAGTAGCCACAGAGCAGACTTTACCCAGCGTCAGATCCTCATTAATTTGGTAAATTGTATTCATTACTTGGCCCTCACTGCATATCTAAGTGTAATCCCTGTTTTGTGATTAATCGTGAAGCTTGGGACGCTTTGTGCTGTCGGCAACCTAAACTCCGTATCCGGATTATAGTTTCGAGCCGAGGACTGATACACGTAGGTTCCATTATGGGTTATAAAGGCATCTCCTACACCTATCTCCCATCCGTTTGACTGATTTGAAAAACTGCTGGGCACGTTATGATTGCTCAGGTCAAAGGCATCGAAATATAGATAATAGTAGTTTGATGAATAATTCTGATATACCTGTATATAACCCAAATCTTTATTATAACGTAGATCAAGAGAATTTACGCTACTGGTTCGGCTCCAGTTGTTTCCGCCATTAGTCGGAACCTTCCAGGTTTGACCACCGTCTGTGCTATAACGCACCACAGCCATATTGTAGCTGTTGGTAGAGGGATGATCAAAAGCAGCCACCACGATACCGCCCGGAACAACCCATCCTGCCCGATCAAACTTGTATTCATGATTTCCAAAAGCCTCACCAGGAGTCGTCACCGGTGAGAATGAGGTAAAATCCTGAGTGGAGTAGATGACATCTGTCAGCCACACATACCATGTGCCATCCATTGCAGTCAGCCCTTTGGGATCGCCAAGAGGGAGATGACTGTATGCAGACCAATTGACCCCGTCTTCAGAAACCCACCCTCCAGTCCCGTCGCTTTTTTGGATGACCGCACGTTCAGCTACAACATCAACGGTATAGCAACCATGCTTGCTGTTACGATACCCTTCAGAATAGTTATCTCCTTTCAAACCACTCACATCGAGAGGTTCTCCCGTTGCAGCATCCTGGGCCAGCGCCCAGCTTATCCCGTCATCATTGGAACAAAAAACGCGGTAACAAGTAGGATCTGACAAGTACGCAGCAAAGAACGTCACATTTCCAATACGCAAGAACCTGCTTCGTGGATATTTGTAGATGGCGCCTTCAACAATGGGCAATGTCACCTGCTGGATTGTTTTAGCAATTGTATCAACCCGCCAAATTTCTGAGCGAGAATCAATGGAGTTTATGGCATTGAGTAATAGCTGATCTCCTGCCGGAGCACATATTTGATATGAATTTTGGGTATTTTCCTCTTTCCCGGCATTCCCAAGCTCGGTGAAGGTCTCTCCATTCAGCTCACCGACCGTCCATCCATACCTGGTTTCAGGAGATGTGGCCGTTCTATTATAAAAGGCCAATACGTTATTTCTCATTACAGGATTTAGTTGGTTGCTGCTTGAGCGCTCGATCTTTGTGATATTCAAACAGTCAAGACTATACGCTATTCCAGAAGCACCTATCGTAACCATATGACCTTTTTCAGGATCATAATTAAGACTTTGATAACCTGGGCCTGCATGGCTGGTGGAATCAATCAGCATATTCCCACCGTGAATGTAACGCAGGCGATTACGTATCTGATCCTGTGTTGCGGCAAGCTTCGGATAATCTGCAAGAAGAGCCACGCCACCATCCGCAATCACCCAATCTGAACCCAATCGTTCGGGTGGAACCAATGCAAATCCTCCGATAGGAACGCTTATTGGATCTGCCCACTCACCGTCTCCACTTAGAAACTTGGCATTTTCTCCAGCCTTCGGAGCGGGGACCATTCCCAAAGCCCCTGCCACAGTATCGTTTGCACCCTCAAAGAGGGCATATTTCTCAAGTTCCTGTTGAAGCTCTGATACTTTGGTATCTCCCTGTTGAGTTACCCGGGAAACCTGAGCATCGCCTGTGGTGACAATTTCTGTATTTTTTGCATCGGCAGTAGCAACGAGCTCAGCACTTTTTTCCTCAGCAGTGGCCACAACCTCTGCTTTCTTTGTTTCTCCGGTTTCAATGACATCAAAGACAGTGGCTTGGCCCCCGACAGCCTCTACTGCCTTGGCCAGCATGACCACATCCTCTGGGGTAGCCGTCGGCAATGTGGCATCGATACGAGCCTGGATGGCATCTATCTGGTTTTGTAATGCTGTTGTGATAGGCATTATTTACTCCTTTAAATATCAAGTCCGAGAAGTTGATTCAGGCGCAGTCTGCGCAACTGTCCGTTAACGTCCTTACGTTGTTCATCCAATGCATCAGTAATAAGATCCACTGAATCTCCCATGGCCATATCCACATCACTTTTTGCCTGAGTGATGGCTGCAGAGACGGAGGAATCCTGATTCTGTATCGCTGAATCCAAACCAGTGACAGCCTCTCTGATCCGGTTCACGTCATTTTTCAGCAAGTTGTCAGGATGCGGCAAAGGAAGGTTCAAATGCCCTGTGCGGTCATCGATCATGTGCTCACCTCCTGGACTCCCAGCTTTTGAAGGTACATGCGTTTTGCAAACTCATGAAACTCGCTATTTTCCAGAGAAGCACAATTTTTCCCCTCTATGAGAAAATCCTTCATGAGGTGAAGGTAATTGGCTGGAGTCTCTTTCCTACCAATGGCAAACTGGGAGTTACACCGTGCTTTGAGCAACTCCACCACCCGGAAGGGGATTTCATAAAGTCCCGCCTTCTTGAGCCCCAGATGCTTACAAAACCCGTTAAGTCTGCCCACACTATGTAGCCCGAACAAAAACGAATAGACTGTTCCGAACTTGTGGACGAGGTCCTCGGATTTGAACAGGTCTGCCACATCAGTGACCAGCCCCTTCAGGTTGATGTCCCCCAGCACGTTCTTGTCCCAGGGGAAATTCCAGTCGGTCTCGAGCATGTAGAGAAGCAGATCTGCCAGAACAGCATTCCTGAACTGCCCGTTCTCCATCTTGATCCGACCGTCTTTGTACTTCAGCTGGTAGATAAGGTAGGGCGAATCCTCCAAGACAGGCATCATGGCGACAACATCCACACCAGATTTTTCAAACTCTCTGGAGTGCTCATAAATCCGGGTTTCCTTTATCCCACATCCACCAATGGGATCTGAAAACGGAGGCTGGAATTTGGCAAAAAAAATACCGGTTTTACCGGCAAAGTCTGGGTCCATGACAAAATATCCCAAATACTCGATTGGGACTTTTTCAAGCAGTTGATATTGTTTCAGCGGATCCGGTTTGAGAATATAGTGGCCAAAATAGTGACAACCGGCTCCCTTGAAATAAACCTCCTGGTTTTTATCGCATGCGAATCTTGAGTGAGGTATCCTTTCAAATTCACCCGGCAAGCAAATCGAATGAACCTCGTTTCCTCTGCCATCATAAATTTTGACTTCCACGATGCCTCTCCAAAAGAAGAGCCGCATGCCAGGAGAGGCAAGCGGCTCAAATTGTTCTAGGTCACGATCATACGCAGGTTCCGCACCTGAGCCCGATACTGTGCAGTGTTCGCCAGTGTCATCTTGACCCGGGTAATATTATCAAGACTGATCCCTGAGAACCCT